TTGCTTGTGAGGGATGGATATTCAGCTTTACCATCAACTACTGTTTTTAAATTAACCTCAGTATTACCACTATATGAATAATATACTTGTTGAACATTATAATGTGGCGTAGATACAAACATATTATTATATGTATAAACATTTCCAGATTTTGTAAACTTGAATGTTAATCTATATAAGTTTCCTAATTTGTTTTTACCGGTGCTTGATGTAGGCATATCACTGGTAGAAATAAATGTAATCATAGGGCCGTATGGTTCAATACATTCTAATTTATACATTCTTACACCACTATAATAAACATATGTAACACCTTCATCATAACCTCTGGTAATAATTCCTTCTAACCAAGCAATATCATCAGCGCTTAATGTTGGGTTATTTTCAGTAGTAATTGTAATTACTTTTACTGGTGAGCTTCCACCACCGGCAGTTCCCCATTCAACTCCAGTTTCACCAGAATTGACTTTAAGAACCTTACCTGCATCACCTGCGGCAATACTTGGGAGTTCTGTGCTTTCATTAGCCCACTCAACACCAGTTTCAAGAGAGTTAACTTTTAAGACCTTGCCCGCATCTCCACTAACGATAGCAGGTAATTCACTTTCTTCTGCTGGTTTGTTATAGAATACTCTAACAGTTGCTGATAAAGCATCATCGCTATCCATAGCAAACTGAACTAAACTATCAGTTCCTTGGAAATACCACATTCCAGCTGGGCCACCAGCTACATCTTCCCAAATAGGAGTAATCTGTGTTAATTCTGCTCCAACAGAGGTATTAACTAAATAATTGTATGTGGTTTGGTCATCAATTGCGGCTGGTAATGTTACATCAGTAATTGCTACAAAGTATTTGTTCTCTTGGGTTAATTCCATATCATATGTTGTGCCATATGTATCAATTAACGCTGAACTGCCTTGTTCTGCAATATTTAATCTATTTAATGTTGCTGGTGGATTAACGATATCATTAACGAAATCTTCTAACCAAGTATCATCAACAGCAAGATTACCACTTTGATTAACTGTAATACTTGTTCCATCTACTGGGATGAAATCTGCTGGGATTGGGTTATTATAAAAACTTTTAACCGTAAATGGGTCGCCTTCATTAAAGGAACCACTATCTGGTTGTAATTCCATATAATGGAAATCTCCCGATACCGCATCAACAGCATAAATAAATGTATTGTCTCCATCGGTCCAAGTTTCTAATAAATCATCCCTATCAACTGTTTGGCCTTCATAAGGTAATACATATGCATCGCCATTTATAACAAACTTAATATCATCACCAACCGGTGGTACAACAGGCGGTTCTGTGTCACTGCGAATAGTTAATTCACTTGGCAAACTATCTTCCCAAATAATTTCTTGATAAACACCAAAACCAAATGCTTCATCTACAATGTTGCCGATTTTTTCAACATCTAATGTTTCATAATCAACACTGATTTCATTATTTTCATCAATAGCAATACCTTCGCCTGCGCTATATGTTTCACCTTCTGGTAAATCAACCCAAGCAAGTTCTATTTCCACAGGAGAACGCATACCTCTCGTATCTTGTTCTTGAACCCCAAGAACTTGACCTATATTACTACTATCATAAGAAGGTACTTCTTCAACTGGGGCAACCCATTCAGCATTACCGCTACCATCAACAGAAAGAATATCACCTTCACTCGCAATAGCGGTAGATGGAATACCTACAACAGTAGAACTAATAACATTGCTTGTAATATCAATGCCAGTTCCAGCAGTGTAAGTATTACCACTCTGGTCAACAGCCCATTCTACTGCGGTTTCACCCGCATTAACTTTTAATACTTTTCCTGCGTCCCCAGAAGCAATTGGTGGTAATTCATCACCTAAATCACTCTTCATTGCTACAACAGTGCTATCAACACTTAACTCACCATTGGTAATGTCAATACCTGTTCCTGCTGTATAAGTTCCTGCTGGACCAGCTGGACCCTGTGGGCCTTGTGCACCCTGTGGTCCTTTAATGTTTACTGGACTTGGATTTGTCTTACCACCATTATTAGTTCAACTAATAACACCTTCCGCATTTACAGAAGGAGTAAAGGTAGTTCCATCAGCACCAGAAGGTCCAGTTGCTCCTGTTTGTCCTTGAGCACCTTGTAAAGACGCAAGCCATTCTGCTTCTGTGCCTTCAAAGCCCTCTTGAACAGCTATTTCATAAGCACTATAACCTACTACTCTACCTAAATTTACTTGTGCCATTATTCTTCCTCCATAATTAAATCACCATCTTCACTAATGGTGAATGTTATAACTGGGGTCTTCCCGTCTTTGCCTGCAGGACCTGTTGCCCCAGTATCACCTTTTTCACCTTTGTATCCTCTAGGTCCTTGCGGTCCTACTTCACCTTGGATACCTTGAGGTCCTCTCTCACCTTGGAGACCAGTATAACCTCTTGGTCCTTCTGGCCCTTGGATACCTTGGATACCTCTTTCACCTTTATCACCTTTTGGTCCCTGTGGTCCAGTAGCGCCAGTATCACCCTTATCTCCCTTTGGGCCTTGGGTTCCTACTGCTCCGCTTACTCCTCTTTCGCCTTGGGGACCTTGAGGACCTTGAGGTCCAACTGGGCCTCTGTCGCCTTTATCACCCTTATCACCTTTAGGGCCTTTGGCACCAGAGATAATGCCCTCAATATTATACATATCAGCCATTATTCCTGTTCCTCCTCGTTATCATCTTCTGGCTCAACTGGCTCTGGTTCTGGCACAGTAATATCACCAGATAGAGTAAATAGATGTGGGTCTATAATTGTATAGATTTCCCCATCTGCTCTCCTAAACTCAACATCGTATCTATATACTCCGGGTTGTGCTTCTCTTGTATCCTCTGGGTGGAGTATTACAATACCTTCTTTTGCATCAATTTCTTTGCTAAATAAATCCTTAACAGTAAATACTATCTTATCATTATCGCCTACTGTGTAATCAGCAACAGAAATCTCAAACTCCGCACTATCACCTTGTATCATCTCAATGTTGTTTCTATTCATTCTAAACATTGTCGTCCTCCCAGACAGCAACTATATCGCAGCGGCAGTTAGGATGGAATGGAGGTATATTAATTCCTACCTCTGCTTCCATAATAGGAACAATGTTTCCTTTATGTTCCTCACAAACTTCGCTACACATATCATCTGCTGTAATTACTCTAACTTTATCAATACCAATAGAAGCATAAGTATCAAGGGAAGATTGAATTGCTACCCTCGCCATTTCAGTTCTCACTAACCTCTGGGCTTGGTGGTAAGCAACTCCTAAATCTTTTGATAAGATAGTGCTTACTTCTCTGTATGATTTACCTGTGGCTAATATATCAATAAAGTCATCTCTAATTCTTTCTGCTATTTCTGCTTTATTAGACCAGATACTATCACTCCAAGATTTTGCTCTACCACCCCAATTTTCGTTTACTACTTCTTTAACTAAATTATTATTTATAAAAGGTGTAAAATTATTCCCATAACTACTTATGACTTTTGAATTATCTAAATAGAGCTTTGTTAAACCTTGTTCTAATTCTTTTTTCTCATAATTTCCAAGTTTAGTTAATTCCTCTTGGAGAGTATTTAATAGGTCATAATATCTGTTGTATTGGTAGAGATGGGACAGCAATGCTGTATCTCCATCATCTTCTATATTTTGATATAAAGCCCTCAACCTCAACTCTAAACTCTTTGCTGATTTAAGGTATTGATTATATAAAATCTTTTCTGTTCTTGCTATTGAGTTATCTACCAGAGATACTCTCTTACTCAACTCGTCCTTCATCATCTTCATCTTCCTCGCTTACTGGGAAGTGGTAAAGCTCCATATTAGCTTCTCGTTCTTCTTGGACTTGTTTCAGTTCTTCATCAGCATCTTTGATGAATGGTAAGATACTCAATAAGGTCTTATCACTTACAAGACCCCTCAAACTCATTAATTGGTTAATATCCATATTCATTGGGTCTAATCCTACTGGTAAGTTCCTAGTGAAAACAATTTCAACATCTCTCCACACATCCTCACCAGAAGTAAGACGGAGAATATCACATAATAACTCAATTCTTCTCTGCAATGCCTTCCTCATATTATTCTCAATTGTGGAAGAAGCATTTTCAAACCCAACAAGTTTATATCTCATTGCTATACCAGAAGCAGACATTAACTTCTCATCTGTAAAGTCTGGGCTATTGGATATCTTGTGGATTTGTCTTTCAATGTTGGCTAAACTATTGATGGTTTGCGCATCATTGATATTCTTTGTGAGCCAATCCGCATCATCTTCCGGGTCTAATAACAGAACCCTGTTCTCCTTCATTGCAGAGAGTTCTTCTGCGGTTGTGCCTCTTAAACCTTTGAGAATAAGGTAAGCATTGGCAAAATCGCCTTCCTCATCCAGCTCATCACTTAATAAAGTATTGTAAGCATCCTGCAACTCAATAATCTTATTGAAGATACTTTCTAAATCACCATTAAGCTCAAATACTGTGATAGGAACTTGATTGTAATAATGAGGCACTGTCTCTACCAACTGGAAAGAAGACCACCCACTATTGGATAAATACCTTGTAACAAAGTATTCATCATAGACCTCAACATAATACTTTTGGCTACCAGCCAAATCTAAATCATCCTCTACCCAGAAGCGGATAACTGCTTGGAGTTCTTGCTCTAAAGAGTTGTCATACACTGGGATAGTCCCTCTTGGGTCTAAAACCTTAAATCTTTGTTTTCCTTCACTATCAACATAGCAAATCTCAAATGCTTTACCATAAATTAAAGCACTCCTCAAATACTCACTGTCTTCTGTTGCCACATCGTTATATAAGAGAATATCTTTTATCTCATCAAACTTATCGTTGTTGTATGCAATAGGAATACCAGCGAGATACCCCAAATAGTTCTGTGTAATGTTGTAGCAGAAATTGACTACTGCTATATTATTTGGTCTGCCAATATCACTTGCTACTTTCTTGGTGATTGCTTGCTTACCATCATAATAATTTTTCCACTTAACCATTTTAGGTAGTTCTGTTGTTTGGAAGGTTTGAATTATTACCCCTAATTTCATTGGGGTTAATTCTTCATCTCTGTTTATTAGAAACATCATAACCTCCTTATAAACCTAATACATTCTTACCAATGCTTCTTAAACCTTTTTGATGGGCTTGGAGGGAATACCTCAAAGCATCCATAAAGTGGTTAAAGAGGTCTATTGGTTTTTCTGTATATTCGCCTGTTTGTTTGTCTTTCTGCCAACCATAGTTTTCAAACTCAATAATAGTTTGTTGGCAGCTTGGATGAACTATTATATCGTATTCTTGTAATTTCTGTATGCCAGCTCTAATGCTATCTGGTCCCTTAACGCTTTCTCTAATTCTGTATAATCCTAATCTTCTTAATTCTTCTATACTCTTCAACTCTGCACTATCCGCAATGATTATGGATTTAGAGAAACCAAGAGACTTAATTACTTCTGCTATCTCTGGATTTGTCTTACCAGTAGCACCCCATTCCTTAAAGATATAGATTGTTTTACTCTCCTCATCCAGTAGAGAAGCAATAAAAGCAGTTGGGTCATTTGAGAAACCAAAGTCCAGACCACAAATCAGTTCTGCTTTGATATCCTCATAATTGA